ATTTTGAATAATTTTGGGTTCTCTTATTTTTTTCCATAAGAAATCCCTAAATTGTGTTTTAAATTTTAAACAATAATATAAATAACAAAATTTATGTAATATTTGTATTTTTTTATTTATTATAAATAAATTATGGCTATCTATTATTTCATAAATAGGATTATAGTCATAAGTTAATAATAATCGTAGATTTTTATTTAAAGTAGGTAACATGGTCAATTGATTATTAGAACAATATAATGATTGTAGTTTATGATTTAAAGAAGGTATAAAAGTTAATTGATTATTAGAACAAAATAATATGTATAAATTTACATTTAAAGGAGGTAACTTGGTTAATTGATTATTATGACAATATAAGTCTTGTAAGGATACATTTAAAGGAGGTAACTTGGTTAATTGATTATTGTGACAATTTAATATTTGTAGTTTATCATTTAAAGAAGGTAGCTCCGTTAATTGATTACTGTGACAACATAATAATTGTAAATTTACATTTAAATGAGGTAGTTCCGTTAATTGATTATTATGACAAAATAATTTTTGTAGTTTATCATTTAAAGGAGGTAAAAAGGTCAATTGATTATTATCACAACCTAATATTTGTAAATTTACATTTAAATGAGGTAAAGCAGTTAATTGGTTATTATTACAATATAATTTTACTAGATTATCATTTAAAGGAGGTAGTTCCGTCAATTGATTATTAGCGCAATTTAATAGTTGTAAATTTTTAAATTTAGTTACATCAGGAAGATAATTAAGTGGTATATGTGATACACCTGATGTATTAACAATTTCAGTATTTTCGTCTAAATTATTTATGTAAGTTTCAATATACAAATTGAAATTGGGCATTATTTATTATTTAATGTGTAATATTTAAATAATAAATATAAAATATAAATATAAAATATAAAATTATAAATACTAAATAAAAGGCAAATACTTAATTGTGTCATTTTCATAAATTGTTACTTTAAAAGCGTCATTATATCCTTCAACATAAATAGTATCTCCATTATATATTTTATCTACCCCATAATCAGTTAAAGCACTGCGACCTTTAAATGAAATAGGTAATTTTACATTATTATGTTGATTTGATATAGTATAATATTGCCATTTATCTCTATTAGTAAATAATGGGCGACCCATAAGTGGTAATATATTATCTTTTGATGCGCCATTTAATGGAGTGATTATACCCATTTGGCGATATGTTGTGTCAACTGCTCCTACATTAGTTGAAACATTAATAGGTACAGCATTAATAGGAATATTTTGAACAAAATAACGTTCATCTTTATATGGAGCATCATAAGGATTTAATAATACATCCTTTTGTAAATTAGTATATGGCCAACTTGGTAAAAAATTACTAAACAATCCATCTCTTTTATTTTCGAATGTAATATTATTATTAGTATTATTCGTATTATTTTTTAAAATCATATAAATAAAAAATCCTATAACTAACAAAATAATGATTAAAGATACATTTTCTACACATATAACACCAGGAGGACACTTTTTCATTAATATATATTATACTAGTAAAATATATTAATAATATTATTACTTTTTTATACCAGTAATATCACTTACTTTATTTAAAGAATTAGTTAAACTTTTTATATCAAATCCTCCTAACATATTCTTTGCTCCTTCTATCATAGGAGCCATTTGTTGCATCGTATTAAATAAATTTTGTTGTTGTGACATAAGTTTTTGAGTATCATTTGTTAGTTGTTGAATAGAATCACTACCTAATAATTGGTCTAAGTTTTGATATGATTGTTCAATTGTTTTGGCATAATCTAATCTTGGACCAAAATGTTCTGATGTTTTGGAACTTTGCTTTTTAGACATACTAGATCCTACACCCATTGGAGCATTTGTTTCTGTACTTGTTTTGTTTAAATCCTGATTATTTGGATCTAGTGATGGACTAGTCTGGTCATTTTGAACAGAAGGAATAGCATCAGCAATTTCTGGATCTACATCTGTAATTTTATTTAATACATTTTGCGTGAGACCAGTTGTAGGTTTTGAATTATCAGTATCAGTTGTATTAGTGGTACTAGTTGTTTGACCTTCTAAACCTTCGCGCATTCTGTTATTAACCATTAAAAAATTAGTAGCAATTATCGCAACTAATAATATTACTGCCATATTTTTACTAAATTGATATGTTAATATACTTACTAATATAAAAAATATAATAGCATTTATTTTGTTAGTAACCATATAACCCAATACATTTGTAGAAGCTAAAAATACGATAAAATACAAAAAGTATTTGTTAGTTAATAATTTTGAACTTTCGTTTACAAAACTCATATTATATATATAATGTTTTAAAAAAAATTGAATAAAAATAATATATATATATTATTATTATTCAATAAATAAATGTATAATAACAATGCGATTAATAAACAACATTATTTAATGTTATGTGAACTACATTATCCAAGAAGACATGGTAAAACAGAAGATAGTGCCCCAAATATTGAAACACATTATTTAGTATATGATAGGTTTGATGCTAAAACTGGAATATCATATAGTCATTTAGATGAATATGAAGAATATGATACAGATTATGATTATGATACAGATTCAGAAGATGAATATAATAGTAATACATTTGTAAAATTAAATGCTGAAATTAAATGGTTACGCCAACATTATTCAACTTTATGTAATAGTCTTTATTCTGAAAATCACCCAACAATAAGAAATTATCATAATATTATTAAACATCCGAATTATATTAAACTGGAAATAGGGGAATATATTATTCTTCCAACACAAGAGGCAATAGCAATTTTAAAAACATTTTGGTTACGTATAATTCAAAAAAAATGGAAAAAAGTGTATCAAGAACAAAAAAATATAATAAAAAAAAGATGTAATTTATTAAATTTATCGACAAAAGAAGTTAGTATAAATTTAACAAATTTATATAAAAATTTGCCTGGACTAAAGGGAATGTTAAGTGAACTTAAAAATAATTCAAAATATACTTTTTAAAATATATTTTTTTTAGTTCTAGATTTAGATCTAGATTTAGTTCTAGATTTAGATTTAGAGTTAGACCCTGACAACCTATTCATAGAAGAACTATTTGAGTTTGATTTTCTGCTATACAAATAACCACCGCGCATTTTTTTTGTGTTGCGTCTTCTTCTTCTTTTACCACCAACAGTATTTGTGCTAAGAAGTTGTTGTAATTCTTGTTCTATAGCGGTTAAATCTGCTTCATAAGGAGCCATAGTTGGTATATCGGCAACTATTTGAGAAATTATTTGAATATGTTCTAATAACTTTTGATTAATTTTTGTTAATGCTGTCATTAATTTTGTAATTGACTCTTGAGCTAGTGATAAGTCTCTACTCAACTTATTTCTTTCTAGTTCCATGTTTCTTAACTCTTGTTTTCTTGCTTCTAGTTGGTTATACAACTCTGTTGGATTTGAAGGATTATTCACATCATTTTGTTGACGGGCATCAGCAAGTTTTTGTTTTTCCTCCGCCATAGCATTTGCGAACTCTTCATCATCCTCATTTGACTGATCTGCGTTTGATTGTGCCTCTTGTAATGCTTGATTTAATCGTTCTATTTCTTCATTTAATTCCTTTATTTTGGAATTTAAAGAATCAAGTTCTATTTGTTTTTGACTTATTTGTTCATTTTGTTTAGATTGTTGTTCGTTTAATTGTTCAAATTGTGCTTTATAGTTGTTTATATCTTCTTGACATTTATTAAGTTCTGCTTGTTTTTGCTGCAATTTTTCCGCATTTTCAGCAAACTTAGGTTTTAACTGTTGAATTAATTGCATGATATTTCTAATTTTTTTTAATAACGCTTCAGTAAAAACAGCATTATTGTTTTGTAATGATAGCAGTTTTTTTTTAATATTTGTATCAATTGTTGCTTGGTTTGTATCTATTTCGTTCAATAGATTATTAACTTGTTCGATCGACATTTATATATTATATAAATATTTTATTTTGTTAAATCATCTAATTCAGCCTTAACTTTGTCAATTTCTTGAATAATATTTTTGTAGTCGTGGTTGGCTGTTCTACGTTGTTCATCTATCAAATTTTCAGTTTTAATTAAATCGTTTAAATATTCCTTAAGCATTATAAGCATTTTATATTGTTGTTGTTTTTCATTAAGAATATAATTATAATATTTCAAATAGTCTTTAGTAACGCCATTTAAAAAATGGTTGATTTGTTGTTTTTTATCTAAATCTTTTTTTTTTTTAAGTAACAACTTCTTTTTATTGTTGATTTCAGTTTCAATTTGTAATAAATATAAATCTCTCTCGCCCAATGTTAAAATCATTCTTATTTTAATAAGTTATTAAATTTTAAATTTTAAATATATAAAAAATAAATTTAAAATCTATGGTATATATAATTTAGGATGTCAAAGAACAATTTAGAACCATTATTAACTCCAGACGAGAATAGATTTGTAATGTTTCCAATTAAATATGAAGATATATGGAATATGTATCAAAAACAAGTAGATTGTTTTTGGAGACCAGAAGAAATAGATCTATCTAAAGATTTGTCGCATTGGGATGCTCTTGATAAAGATGAACAATATTTTATTTCTATGATTTTGGCATTTTTTGCTGCATCTGATGGTATTGTTTTGGAAAATTTGGCTCAAAGATTTATGAGCGATGTCCAAGTATCAGAGGCAAGAGCATTTTATGGTTTTCAAATAGCAATGGAAAATATTCATAGTAATACATATAGCAATTTAATTGAAACCTATATAAAAGATAAGGAAGAAAAAAGTAAATTATTTAATGCAATATCAAATTATCCTTGTATAAAAAAGAAATCTGATTGGGCGCAAAAATGGATACACGATAATAGGTCAAGTTTTGCGACACGTTTGGTAGCGTTTGCTTGTGTAGAAGGTATCTTTTTTTCTGGTGCGTTTTGTAGTATATTTTGGTTAAAAAAGCGTGGGTTAATGCCGGGACTAACATTTAGTAATGAACTTATTTCACGAGATGAAGCACTTCATTGTGAATTTGCGATATTATTATATTCAAAATTAATAAAAAAAATGGATAAAAATCGGATTCATGACATTATTAAGGAAGCAGTTGAAATAGAAATAGAATTTATTTGTGAAGCATTGCCGTGTAGATTAATTGGGATGAATAGTATATTGATGACGCAATATATAAAATTTGTTGCCGATCGTTTATCTGTTCAATTGGGATACAAAAAGATTTATAATGTGATAAATCCCTTTGATTTTATGGAGATGATTAGTCTTGATTCAAAAACAAATTTTTTCGAGAGAAAATCGGACGCTTATGCTCTTGCCGATAAAACACAAAGTAATGAGGATTTCGCATTTACAGATGATTTTTAATAATTAAAAAATTGAAATGTTATAAGATATTATAAGACATTATAAGATATTATAAGATAAAATATTATAACTAAAATATGCCAAAAGTTGAAATAGATTATACACAAACAACTATTTACAAGATATGTTGTAAAGATACTTTAATAACTGATATATATGTTGGTCACACTACTAATTTTACAAAAAGAAAAAATCAACATAAAACTTCTTGTTCTAATGAAAATGATAAAAAATACAAACAATATGTCTATGAATTTATTCGTCAAAACGGAGGATGGGAAAACTGGACAATGTTACAAATTGAAAATATTAAATGTAAAGATAAACGCGAAGCTGAAGCAAAAGAACATTATTGGATAGAATATTTGAATTCTAGATTAAATTCTAATAAACCTTATGCAAAATGTAAAGAAGAACCAAAATTATATAAACACGATTGGTATGAAGATAATAAAGATTATATTCTAGAAAAAGCAAAAAATAATTACGAAGAGAATAAAGAACAAAAAATAAAATACCAAACACAATACGCCCAAGAAAATAAAGAAAAAATATCAGAGTATCATAAAGAGTACCGAAAATTAAATAAGGAAACACTTGCTGAAAAAACAAAAATATACAGAGAAGAACATAAGGAAGAAGCGCGTATTTCACAAAAAGAGTGGAGAGAAAAAAATAAAGAAATATTAAAGGCTAAACAAGGTGAAATAGTGAATTGTGAGTGTGGTCACCAATACACATTTGGAAATAGATCTAGACATTTTCAATCAAAAGTTCATTTACAATTTACAGAAAAAATATCAGACTATCAAAAAGAATTAATGGAACAACAAAAAAAAGAACAAAAAGAAAAAAGTATAGAAGCCACAAAGGTTAAACAAGGTGAAATAGTGAATTGTGAGTGTGGTCGCCAATACACATTTGGAAATAGATCTAGACATTTTCAAACAAAAGTTCATTTACAATATAAAGAACAGAGTCTAGAAAGCATTTAAAT